TCGAATGGGCGGAATCGCTGCGTGAAACAGCAACACACCTGTGGCCAAGGGCTCAGGGTGCCGGGCCGACCGGTGATCAAGGTGGCAAGGCCACGAAAAAGTGGGGTGAGTACACGGAAACCGAGCGCGCTGCGATCGCCCGTGACAATCCCGATCTCTTCAAGAAAATCCAGGCCACCAAAGGAACCTAATCCATGCCAACTACCCAATTAACCGACATCTTCGTCGGCGACTACTACGCCTCTCTGGCACCGGTTAACAGCCCGGAAAAGACCGCTGTGTACGAGTCGGGCATCGTGACTCGCTCCCCTGTACTGGATGCAATCGCCTCCGGCAGCCAGGGCACCGCCGAAATCAGCTACTGGCAGGATCTCAACGCTGATGAAGCCCCGAACATCAGCAACGACGACCCGAACGACCAGGGCGAAGTAGGCAAAGTCACTCAGGACAGCATGCGTGCCCGGGTTCTGTACCTCAACAAAGGCTACGGCGTCACCGACCTGACCGCTGAGCTGGCGAACACTGAACCTCAGCAGCAGATCCGCAACCGCTTCGGCACCTACTGGACCCGCCAGTGGCAGCGTTACACCTTGGGCGCAGCTCGCGGCATCATCGCTTCGAACATCGCGAACAACGGTGGTGACATGGTCATCGATGCGGGCGCGACCATCAGTGCGAACGCCTTCCAGGATGCCGCGTTTACCGCCGGCGATGCGGCCGACCAGTTCGGCGCGATCGGCGTGCACTCGGTGGTGATGAACCAGATGGTCAAGCAGGACCTCATCGAGTACCTGCGTGACTCAGACGGCAAGATCATCCTGGCCACCTACCTTGGCAAGCCAGTGTTCATGGACGATGCCCTGGTGTATGGCGCGGGCAAGTACCTGTCCGTGTTCTTCGGCCAGGGCGCTTTCGGCTACGGCGAAGGCACTCCGAAGGTGCCGGTAGAGCTGGAGCGTAAGCCTGGCGGTGGTAACGGCGGTGGTGCCGAAGTGCTGTGGGAGCGGAAGACCTACATCCTCCAGCCCGCCGGCTTCAGCTGGAAGGGGTCCGAGGCTCAGAACCTCAGCCCAACCGCGACTCAATACGCAGCTGCTGCGAACTGGCAGCGCGTGTTCAGCCGCAAGCAGGTCCCATTCGCCGCTGTGATCAGCGGTACCACGACGCCGTAATTCGGCCCACACAGCCCGGCGCCCATATGGCGCCGGGATGCTTTTGAGGTGACTCATGAAAGTGATCTACACGGACAAGCCGGGCAAAGAGCGCGGCGTTTGCTACCGCCTGCTGAGCGAATTCTTCGGTGTCATCGGCTCTGCTACCCAAGTGGTAGTTGAGGGTGACGCCCCTGAAATCTTCGACGCCTACCAATCGGCCGGCATCAAGGTGTCAGACGGCAAGGAGCCAGAGAGCAAAGAAACCGACCCTCTGAAAATGAAGGTCCCCGAACTGAAAGAATGGCTGACCGAAAAGGGCATTGCCTTCGACCCGTCCGCCAAGAAAGAAGACCTGCAGGCCCTGGTGCCAGCGGAATAAGGACAAGCATATGACCGACTTCATCACCGTTGCCGATGTTGACGCCCAGCTCGGTCCTGACTGGGCCGGCACCGGTGATCCGGTCCTTGCTGTGGTCATGGCCAACGCCTGGCTCACAGCCAAGATTAAGCGCGCTGTTCCCGATCCGGTTCCGACCGAGATCAAAACAGCTGGCGCCCAGGTCGCCAAAGAGGCGGCCGCGGGCAAGCTGTACACGTCCACGCAGAAGGAAGTGCAGAGTAAGACGGTCTCGGCTCAGTCCGGCACATCGGTGAGCAAGACCTACGTGGCAGGCTCTGCCGATCAGTCGGCCGGTGTGAACTTCGCCCTGGCGCTGCTGGCCCCGTGGATCACGCGCTCCGGCGTGATGATGCTGAAGAGGGTCTGACCGTGGGCATGCGTGAAGAGATCCAGTCAGAACTGGCCGAAGCGTTCGACGATCCCGATGGCCTGGCCGACGCAGTCAAACCGCTCACAGGCGTGCGCAAGGTGGCGGGTGAGTATGACCCCGACCTAGGTGGCGAAACGCCTGAGACCACCGTGACGTACTCGGGCCGCGGCGTTCTTGGCAGCTACTTGTCCAAAGAAATCGACGGCTCCCTCATCCAGACCCGCGACAAGAAGCTGCTGGTGCTGCAAAACGAGCTGTTCGTGTTGGAGGCCGGCGTTCCGACGGCGGTACCGGCTGCCCCGGCCATTGGCGATATCGTCAACGGGCTGCGGGTGATGAGCGTGTCTGCGGACCCTGCTGATGCAACGTGGACGGCGCAACTGAGGAAATGACATGGCGACCCAATCCGGCAGCTTCGCCCTGAGCCTGGCCGAGTTCGCCGCCCAGGCCAGTGAAGCAATCGACGCGAGCCTGCGTGAAATCATCATCGAGATTGGCAGCAGCCTCATCCGTATGTCGCCGGTGGGCAACCCTGATATATGGGCTGCGAACGTCGCACACCGCGAATCCAATGCCCGCGCTGCCGATGACTACGACTTCAACGTCGCCGTCCGCAACACGCTCATCAACCTGACCGAATCGAACTTCACGAAGGCGGGCAGTCTCAAGCGCGGCGTCAAATACGCCAAGCCGCTGACAAAGACTGAGCGCGACCAGAATTTCAACGTGAATGGCCTGGTGGCCGGTCAGGACTATGTCGGCGGCCGCTTCCGGGCGAACTGGAATTTCTCTATTGGCTCTGTCGACAACAGCTTCCGCATTCACCCGGACCCGACAGGGGCAGAGGCGACTGCGCGGCTTGTGGCGGGCGCCATTGAGTTCAAGGCCGGCGAAACGGCTTTCATCGTAAACAACTTGCCCTACGCGATTCCGCTGGAGTTCGGCCATTCAACCCAGGCCCCCGGCGGTATGGTGAGGGTTACCGTGGCTCGCTTTCAGCAGATCGTGGTTGAGGCCATCAGGAACAACAAGGTATGAGTCACGCACGAGCCCGTCAGGCCATCGAAACGAAGCTGGCTGCATGGGCGGCTGCGCGCCCGATACGAGTGGCCTACCCAAACCAGCCTTTTACACCAAGCGCTTCTGAAACGTATCTGCGAGCCTTCCAACTGCCGGCCAGCACAACCTGCCGCTATCTCGGCGGGGAGGCTTACGAATACGCCGGTGTTTATCAGGTCAGCATCGTCTGCCCCTCTGCGCAGGCCATGGTCACCGCCGAAGCGCTTATTGACGAACTGACCCGGCTGTTTCGCGTCGACACGCCACTGGCCCGCAATGGTTTCGAGGGCTTGGTCACCGAGCCAGTAGATCAAGGTCCAACTATTACCGAGTCGGCGACCTACACGGTCCCGGCCAGCTTCACCTATCTGGGTGTCGCAGACCAACCGCCCGCTGGGGCATAACCTACCGCCGTCAGGCGGGCACTCAAGAGGAAATACACCATGGCTGCACGCTTCCCGCTGCCGAACGGCGCTGTGCTGGAGATCGCCAGCGTTTTGGGATCTGCTGTCCCATTCACCGCCTTGACCAATGCCAAACCTCCAGTCGCTGCATCTGTTGGACACAGCATTGAAATGGGCGACATCTTGCTGGTCAACTCTGGCTGGGCGCTCATCAATGACCGCGCTGTAAAAGCATCCGGGATTACTGCCGATGCCTTTTCCTTGGCTGGCCTCAATACCACCAACACCGACAAGTACACCGTCGGCGCAGGTGCCGGCTCAGTGATTCCTGTATCCGGCTGGACGCAGATCTCGAAGGTCACGTCCTTCACATCTTCCGGCGGCGAGCAGCAGTATCAAACTGTCGGCTACCTGGAGGATGATGACGACAAGCAGTTCCCCACCAACCGCAACCCGACCACGATCACTATCGTGGTGGAGGATCAACCCACGGCGCAGTACGTCGAAACCGTCGAAGGGTACGACGACACCAAGGAGCTGGCGGTGGTCCGCATGAAGCTGCGTAACGGCGATCAGATCCTCTATCCGGGCTATGTGAGCATCACACCCGACCCGACCATGGAGCGCAACAACGTCATGACGCGCACCATCAGTATCGGGCTTTCGGCTCGTTCGCTTCGCTACCTGGCTGGCGCATAAGGACTTCTCATGGCAAAGATCAGGATCGCCCAGAACCCAACATTCAAGGCATTCGTGTTGATCCCGGTAGTTGGGGAGGAGCCCGAGAAAATCGAGTTCACCTTCAAATATCGGGATCGCCCGGGACTTGCAGCCATGTTCGATGATTGGAGCGCAAAGGGAAAGGAGATGCGCGCCAGTTTCGGTGAAGGCACCACTCTGTCTGATGTCGTTTCGGCCGAGACCGAGCTTCAGGTGCAGCAGATCAAGGATCTCGTTGTTGGCTGGGGTTTTGATGACAAGTTCGACGACAAGAGCATCCAGGCTCTTGTTAAATCGTGCTATGGCACCGCCGAAGCGGTAGTGAGCGCCTATCAGAGCGCTTTTAGCCAGGCCCGCCTGGGAAACTGATATCGGCAGCCAAAGCCATGTACGAAAGTGGCCCATCTGCTGAGCAGTTGGGTGTTCTCGGGCTGACGGCTGCCGACCTTGATGATGAAGATGTCGAGGTCTGGCCCTGCAACTGGCCGGCCTTCCTGCTTTTCAACCGCATGTCCACCCAGTGGCGAGCAGGCGCCGGCGGCGCGATCGGTCTCGACTACAGCTGCATTCGCGACGTGGCCGGTTTCCTCGGCATCAAGAAAAAGA